TTGACGAAAACGAAGTGGCAACTTATATCGCCAACATCAATACCTTTGGAGATAACGTAGAGCAAGCGCTTTCTGAGGTAACACGAGGGGCACAGGCTGTCTTAGACGAATTTGACTTAAAAGGCACTGATGGAAGCAGTCTTGGTTCGAAAATTGCAGAATGGGCTAAAGAAGACTTAAGCGAAGTCTCTTATATATCTGCTGGTTTGACGAATTTAGTGCAAACTGCCTTGGAAGATGGAATTCTTGATGTGAATGAGCAGGCTGCCATTGACCAACTGCAGACCAAAATGAGTAATATCCTAGCTGGGTGGAAAGAAGCAGAAGCACAAGCTGAAATGGATATACTCACACAGAAATATGGTCGTCTTTCTGGAAAAGATCTAACAAGCGATACGTTTACGAAAGTCGTTGAGGAAGTTGGAGAACAGAGAGAAACGGCGATGTCTGCGCTGGAAGAATCGGAAAAGAAGCTATTTACCACTCTAAACGCACTGAATCGGAAAGATGAAAACGGAATACAGAGAATCTCTGATTCTGAGCTTGACTATTATAAAAATCAGGCTGGCGAGGCAATCCGAAACGAAGAAGCTCTCATTCTTAATGACAGTCTGAAGTTTGAGAATAATACTTTTGAAGATGCGTATGGAAAAGAAATCAACAAAAGCTTTGATTCCATACAGGAAAATGCAGCTGCTGGTTTATCTGATATGAATACGTTCCTGAAAAATCAGGATTATCAAAGCCTTAGTGCCGCGGTACAAGACGGAATGCTCAGCCAGATACAGCAAAGAACAGACATAGGCAAAGCGGACAGAAGCGCTATTGCTGAGATATATGAAGCCATGAAGCCCGATGTAGAAAGCATGGGAGCTATCATTGACGAATACACTGCAATGGGGCAGAAGGTTCCGGAAGAAATTATGTCGGAATTTAACCAGGCTATACAGACCGGTGCGGTAGCTGGTGATGCAGATGCAGCATGGCAGGTATTTGCTAATGAGATGGTGACAGACCCAGCAAATAAGGCGCTGGTGCAGGCAATTGAAGAAGGAGCGGTTTCCGCGCCGGAAGAACTGAGAACTGCTTTGTCCAGAGCTACGGCAGAAGTTACTTCTGACCCTCTTACTGTAGATGGTATGCAGGTGGAAGTAGAAGGAATAGAAGCCGACGAAGCACAGGTAGGGGAGCTTATTAACAAAGCGTTTGAAGGGTTAGAGGCAACTGGCATTGAAAAAGAGGTTAACGGTACTGCCACAGTAGAATATGAGGTTGTTGCCGGTGATACCCTTTCTGGTATCGCTGAAACGGTAGGAAGTACAGTAGATGAACTTCTCACATACAATCCGCAGATTACAGATCCTAATGTGATTAATGTTGGTGCAAAAATCAATGTACCAAAAGAACTGGTTGCTGTGGATGCTTCCGGAGCAGGAGAAGCGGCAGATGAAGCTTTAAAGAACGAAACCAAAGAACCGAAAACGCAGGAACAGCCTGTAAATACGAAATATACTGATGCTGGCACAGATGATTCTGAGCTTAAAGCAGCAGCAGAATCCAAGGAGTCAACGCAGGAGCCAATGGAAAGTACGGTTCCCACTACGATTACCTTTGAAGTATCAGGAATCAATGATGAGGCGCTTGCAGGGGCAACAACGGATTATTTAAAGACCAATATGCAGGCAATTCCAGTGGAAGTTCCAGCGAATATTACCCTCAATGCAGGAACAATTGATTCGTCTCAGGCAGTGTCCACAGTACAATCTAATGTGTCAACTGCGTTTGCTACAGCGCTTCCGGCAGACGGAACCGTAGATGTTACTTTGGCAAAGGGAAATGATAACATTGGAGAGGTGTATGATTACGTCGGAGGACTTGTTCGTAGCGCATGGTCAAATCCATATTCTGCGTCCGGAACAGTCAATGTAACACTTACTGCCAATTATTCTCTGGCAAATCCTACGAAGACTATCAGTTTCGGCGGGGGCGCGACAGGTTCGGCAACGGTCACAGCTGCTTTGCATGCAGATGGCGGTATTTTTGATCAACCGCATTTCGGTGTGCTCGCAGAAGCCGGACCGGAGGCATATATTCCGTTAGATGGTTCGGAAAATGCGAAATCCATTTGGAGAGAGGCAGGAACACGCCTGGGGCTTTTGGAAGAAAATCCGATCTCTGTACCGCCTGCTATGGCTCCGAGTTCTTCAGGTGATTCGAGCGAAAAGAGGAGTATTAAGGATTATAACATCAACATTAATGGCAGCGGAAAGTTCCAGGCAAGCGGAGGGGTTTCCCGAAAAGACGTAGTGCAGATTATCATGGACGAAATCAAAGATGTAATCATTAATCTGGTACAGGATGAGATTTTGACAGAAGGAGATGGCGTATATGAGTATTGATGACTGTTATGCAAAGATCAGCGCGCTTGAGAGTAGATTGTCATCTGTAGAGGCAGGGCTTAAAAAACTGCAAGAGTTGCTTGATGACAACGATCATGACTTATTTGAGTCGTGGTTTAAGCGGTTTCTTGACGATAAGTGCAATGGAGGGTGGTAGGAATGGGATATGAAATGTGGCTGAATTACGATAACGACGCGAAGACTTTTCGGATTCCCGTCCTGCCGGAAAAAATAAAAATAAAAGAGGCCGGAAAAGACGTCACTTTTAATATCGACCAGATCGGAGAAATATTCCATAAGTCGAAGAGGGGCGCGCTCCGACTGTCTTTTTCCAGTTATTTTCCCACGCAATACGGCGGGTACTGTGATGTACCGAAAAAAGATTTCAAATCTCCTTCAAAATGCCATAAGTGGCTCAAACAGCTTATGGACGCCAAAAATCCGGCTCACTTTGTTCTGGTCGGAGGTCCGCTTGCAATTAATTGTTATGTGCTGATAAGTGATTATACAGCAGAAGAAGTAGGAGGAGACCCTGGGACAATACAGTACTCGCTTGAACTCAAGGAATATCGGAATACCAGTTTACGGAAAATCCGAAATTCCAGAGCGGAGGGTGGAAAACCGGTGGTTCAGTCAGACGAGAAAGACAGAGTATCCAATAAAGAAAAAGCCTCTACCTATACCATTAAGGAAACAGATTATCTTTGGACGATAGCGAAGAGATTTTATGGAAAAGGAGAGCTTTATACAAAGATTTTATCTGCGAACAGAGCTGTCCTCGATGAAGCTGCTCGAAAACACGGATTCAGTTCCTGTCGTAACGGAGATCTGATATTCGCCGGAACAGTAATCACCATTCCGGCATAGGAGGACTGACATGGCGGAAAAGATTGAATTGTGGATCGGGAAGGATTCCTATACCGATGTTACAAAATTGGTAGGAAAAGTGGTTGTATCCGGAAGAAAGGGAGCAGCTCCACGGACTTTACAGGCCACTCTTGCAGACTCTGAAGGATATAAGCAGGCAAGGGTATCGGTTGACTGTGGGGAAGGTCTTACTTGTATTTTTTATTGTGACGGGAAAGAAGTTTTTCGCGGCTTGATCATGGACGATACATCTGGAAATAAGCGTACGCTGGGGATTAAAGCGTATGATGACCTGGTGTATATGACCAATAACAAAGACAGTTTTACCTACACCAACAAAACAGCGTCTGAAATCTTCCGGGATCTGTGTAAGCGGCTTGGCTTAAAAGTAGGAAAATGTGCCGATACCGGATATGTGATACCAGAGCTTACAAAGCGCGGAAACACATATTGGGACGTAATAGAAGATGCTTTGAGCCAGACGTATATGGCAAAGGGAATAAGGTATTATGTTTTTTCCGAAAAAGGAATTGTGAGCCTTGTAAAGAGAACAGAACAGTCGAATATTATTGTTCTTGAACCCAATGTCAATATTGACTCCTATGAGCGGAGCCGCAGCATTTACAACACCCGGACGCGCATCACCTTATATACGTCAAAGGGAGACAAGAAAAAAGAATACATCAATAGTTCTCTGGAGTCTAAGATAGGTGTGTTCCGGGAGGTGTCCTCGGTCGATTCTGATGTGTCGACTGCAGAACTGGACGAGATCATTAAAACTTTTAAGGAAGAGAAAGCTTTAGTAAGCAGGTCTTTAAAGCTGACCGGAGCAATTGGCTGCATGGAGGCTATATCCGGTAAAGCGGTTTTTGTCCGTATACCACATATAAAAGAAAATCGAATTATGTATATAGACGAAGATACGCATACATTTG